TATGTTATAAACGTTTTCGTTTTTTCTAAAGATGTCCCAAATGTTCATGATGTTTCTCCTTATGATGGTAATTTAATGTGGTTTATAATACTGGTCCATTTTAATGGGTCAGTATTTACATATAAATCAAAAATTGATAAAGATGATATACTATCATCTTTATCAATATCGATTATAAAATTATTTCGTACTCTATGTATAGAAATACCATTAAGTACAAAATCTTCTGTTTCTGTGAGTTTATATAACTCATTGAATAGTTTTTTCGATGGTCGAAAAACTAATTTATAATTTTTTATATCTGTACTGAAAGTTAAATGTACCATATAAATCCCCCTAATTAAATCATTTATTCTTACTACTATTATAATATATATTTATAATATTAGAATAAACGATTATTGAAGAATCATATTAATATAGTTCAGTATCAATAATTTCAATAGATATTAATAAATTGTCAGTAATATGAATTCCCCAAATTTGAGAATATTGAGTATCTTCATATTGTAATGTGTAAAATGTATCATCAACTTTTAATATACTGGATTTTACATCTTCTGGAGTTTCCCATACATGAGGATGGTATTTTGACATATATTGGTAAAATTCACTAATAGGCATATCTGAATAAATACCAGGACGATCATCATCACTATATGTTAAACGATATGGTTGTTCATTTGTCATAATCACACCATATACTTTATCATTATCGGTATACTCAGAGTTACCAATAACCCAATATATATTTTGACAGTACATTGTATTGTGAATTACAGTAAATCCTGTATTATTAAAGTTTTCAATAATTTCAAAATTATCATCTATTTTAAGAAACATATCAACTGTAAACTCATTATAATAATGAGCAGATCTTGTTATTTGATAATAATGATCAAATACATCATTATCCCATCCTTCTGGTGGTGTAGTACCTTCAAGATATTCAGATGCTTCAATAGTAGGTTCTTCATCTTCTTTTGTTGGAATTTCTCTTTCAATAATAACAATTATTGATACTACTAATATTGTAAATCCTATGAGAACTGCAATTCCTATATTTTTTAAATTTTCTTTCATTTGTTAACACTCCATTTCTATTTTGATATAGTTATAATATATAATTGAAAATTAAGTTAAAAAAAGAAAGTGGAAAACCACTTTCTTTTTTTGTTTGGATTACTCCTTATTAGCTTCCTTGACGGACTTGTTGTGAATGGACATCCATCGAATGATGTTGTCTACATACCGCATATCATACTTATGGACAAGATCAATCAGCATGATATGATCATGATTGGTAATCTCATTGTACACATCATAATTGATCTCATTATCGATGATGGGAATAATAGTGATGTGTTCGGTCTTAATGACCTGATCGTCCTCATTGTCATAATAGCAGAAAGCGGCAATCATATTCTTGCCACCATTGTATCTCATCTCATCATTACGACGGAATTCAGCTTCCTTGTGCATCCGATGCTCGAGCATTTCGATATCGGTTTCTTCTTTGATCTCAACTTTATTGATGGTCTTGTTGTGCTCATCGATAAGGGCTCTGATCTCATCGATATCATCAGAGATCATACCAGCTCGATCACACAGGACAGCTTCCAGGATCTCATCGTCGTAGATGATGAACTCATAACCAGTATGGACGTATCTGGTTTCCATACCACTAGTATAGGTACAGAAAATATATTCCACACCATCAAGTTCATTTTCTGCAAACTGCTTCTTGCAGTTGTTGATCATCATGGTTCTGTGAGTGATATTCTTTTTCATCAGCTCAACATAACCTTCAATAGTGTCCTTGAACATGTGATAGATCATCTTAGCGGTACCGATCTTACTTTCACAGAATCGGATAAGCTTAGTGATGATAGTATCATCAATGGTGACGATGCCACCATTAGGTAAGTCAACAATAGATACCTGGTCACAGATATCGTTGATCTCAGTCTTGGACTTAGCGAACACGTCGCCTTCAAAACCACAAGCTTCAGCAAAGCTGTTGATTGCGTTCTTCTCCTTAGAGGTAAAGGTAAAGTTGATCTTCATGATGTTTTCTCCTTTTGATACTTTTTTGAAATTTGATTGAGAAGGATCATAGAAAAATATTCTAATATTTCCTTCTTATTACTATTATAATATATATTTGAAAGTGTTGACTTTACGATTTTTATACCATGACATATAAATATCGTAAAATACTTTTCCATTCAGTTGGATTTAATTCTGAATATAGCTTCATGAGCATATCCGTAGCTAAATCATCATTGATTATTACAGTATACTCTTTTCCTTTCTTTTTAACCATGATTGGACCGTTATCCCAATCTCCTATTTCTAAAGCTTCTTCTAGTTCATTTACCAACTCTTTTGTTGGTGAAAATAAATATGTGAATTCATTTGTTATTAGGTTTATCATTTTATATCATCTCCAATTTATGTTGTTAATCGTTGTCTGTTACAAAAGCACCATTTACAATTGCTTTAAACAAAGCTGCGGTATGTTTATTTGCATTATCCACACTTTGATTCAATAGATTGTGATACTTCTTTTCAAATTCTTTTGCTTCTTCTAGTTCATGACGAAGTCTTCTGTTTTCATATACGATGTCTGCCATGCCGAGAATCATTTCTTCGACTCTAAATCGTCGTTCCTCAGCAGCAATTTGTCTAAGTTCAGATATATCCATATTATTGCTCCTTAAGTTATAATAATAATAATGTTATCAATGATTTGATAAAGTCTTTTCAAATTCTGACTCAGTATTATCGATAAAGAAACATATACACTTATTGCAACAGAATCTTTCATTTATATCTTGTATTGTAGGATCATCAAAAAGATTTACTTTATATTTCACGCTTTTGTCTGTCCCACAAAAATAACATAGAACTTCCTTCCTTCCTTTTCTCTCTATCAATTAATTCAAATCTCATATAATATACCTCTATTTTTATTTATATACATATAAGCGTATAAGTTTTGTATATACTTTCTTTCCAAAGAAATAATATTGATGCCAACATCCAACGAAATTATCTTCAATTCTTTTTTCAAAAATTTTCATATTTATTACCTCATAAAATATGTACTTATGGTTCAATGGGATGAGAATTATATTCAGTTTCCCATTTAGTTCCATAGAAATTCAATCCTTCAATCATAAATCGAGAAATTTCATCTAGGATCTCATCAGGAGTTTCGCGAATAAATCTATCCATATTTACAGTGGTTCTGTCATGATTATATTCATCAATAAACTCCATAATTTCCTTAACAGTGATATCACTTCTTTGAATTTTATAAAAATCAGGATACCATCTATCAGAAAACATTCCAAAAGAATAGTCTGTGGCATACATGCCACTCATCATGGGAACACGATAGCCGTGACTATAGACAATTTCTTCAATACCTTTATGTTTTTCAGTTGGTGCAAAATCAGATACAGTAATGCTCGCATTTTCATACTCCGAAAAGTCACAAGCGTACATCATATAAGAAGTTTTATTTTTATCAAATAAATTCTTCTCGATATCTGCACCAATTAAGGTTGCATTTCCACAACCTGCACAGATTAAGAGTAAGTTTTTATTATTATCTAAAGCTTTCATTAATACGGTATTATCTACCATATGGATTCTTCCACACTTGCAAATTCTCATATCATACTTAGTTTTCATATTAAATTACTCCTTATTACTATTATCATTTTTATGTTTTTCGAGCATATCAAACACCTTACAGTCTAAGTTATTGTAAAGAGTTAATAGTATTCTTGCATCACTTAAATTCATGTCAACAAGAGATTTTAACGCATCAGAGTGATAACTATCGCGAGAAACTTTCTTCACATGATCTATACAAGTACTATAATACTCACCAATGATGTTTGCAGCAAAACACATAGCTTTATATCCTTCATGTGTTGTATAATTATAATGCTTACAGCATGTTGCAAACTGCTCATATGTAATGTGATTCATTACTATACCCCCAAATAAGATCATCTTTTTAATTTTTTAACAACTTCAATTGAGTCATGTTTATAATTTCCACCATGACCATATTCAAAATGATTTTGACAATACTCTTGGCCTTTTATGATAGCATCATGTTTATTTTCTGCCTCAATTTCAAATTCCTTCCATCCAGAAAAATATCCTTCGATTCTCATAAGATATTTATTCATAATATTACCTCTTAAGTTACAAAAATAATTTTACGTTTATTGTAATCTGCTATTTCACTAGTATCGCTATGATCGACTAAAATTTCAACAACGAACCATCCTCTATTAATATCTGACCAATTTTTTAAATCTTTAGCCTTACCTTGCCAAAGAATACGATTATCGAGATAAGTCTTCACGATAATATTTTCATAAATAATATTTGCAACATTTTTGAGATACATGATATATTCCTCCTCTTTATAACCTCATACGAATATTGTTAACTCGTCATCAAATTCTTCCTGAATATATTCATATTTTCTAGAAAGATATTCGAATAATTTCTTATAAATTTCTAACTTATTTTCTTTAAGATATTGAACAATTTCCATTACTGTATCAAATTCTTTTTCAATAGCTCTGGAATTTGCCCATCTGTCAAATCCTGCCACTGTAGAAAATCTGATAAGATAATGATAATTATTACCCTCATGAGGGAGCAAAACTGCTAAAGCAATAATATGCTCATTTTGTGCATATACTGATCCATCAGTGACAGCTATCTTGTCGCATCCAAATTCCTTTTGTAAACACTTTTTGATTATAGTAATATTAATATTCATAATGACATTTCCTTTCTTATTTATATTACTACTATTATAATATATATTTGAAATAGTCGGTTATACGATTTAATTAAAATCACATTTATATAATGAATCCTTAAAGAAAGGAGAATTATATTGAAGAAAAAGTTTATATATGATTTAGATACTACAAATATATCCTTTATACAAACTGCAGTTGATTTAAAGAAATTAGGTATTAAAAATAATATGTTTTTTCTTAAATTATTTGATCCTTCATTAAAAGGAGTTGATCCATTCTCTCCATTTTTAACAAACGATCAAATATTTAGAATCATTAATGAATGTATTATTAATCCTTGGTATTTTTTAAGAGAATGTGTTAGAATTCCAGACCAAGGTAATCCTGCTGGTATTTCATATCTATTAAATCGTGCTAATTTAGCAGAAGCATGGTGTTTCTTACATAATATTGATCATTATCTAGTTATTCCTCGTCAGATTGGTAAAACTCAATCAGTAGTTGCAATTATAAATTGGACTTTTTTATTTGGTACAACAGACTCCGAATTTATGTTCTTGAACCTATCACAAGAAAGAGCTCAAGAAAACTTAGGTAGATTAAAAGATCAAAGAGATTTATTGCCGCCTTATTTACAATTTAAAATTGCATATGATGAAGAAGGTAACGAGATTAAAAAGATTGATAACGTAAAATCTCTTAAAAATATTAATAACAACAATAAGATCATTACAAAGCCCTCTGCTAGAAGTAAAGAGGCTGCAGAACGTATTGGTCGTGGTAACACTCAAACTATTCAGTTCTATGATGAGTTTGAATTTATTTCTTATATTAAAACTATTCTTGAGGCAGCGGGTTAATTTGGCCCCTATATACAGTGATGTATATAGCAAACTCCTTTAATTGCTGGGAACTCCTTAATGGACAATCAGCAGCCAATATTTAAAAAATATTTTGAAGAAAACATCTCTTAAAGAGGTGATTGAATTTATGTATATTACAATTAATGATGAACCTGAAGTTTTTGTTGATTTAAACCATCCGGATATTCCAAAAGGATTATATAAAATAAGTAATTATGGTAATATCTATAATAATATAACAAAAAAATATCGAAATATTACTGGTAGAGACAAAGATGGTTATGTACGTGCACCATTTAAATCAATTAGTAAAAAAGCAATATATTTATATATACATAGATTGGTGGCGTTCCATTTTTGTGAAGGTTATGATGAAAAAACTGGAAGAGTTTATGTAAATCATAATGATTGTATTAGAGACCATAATTATTATAAAAATTTAACATGGGTTACAGTTCAAGAAAATAATAAACACTCTTATGAACATGGATCGGCGAAACCAAATATAACGCATTTACATGGTGAATTAAATGGTTTTTGTAAATATCCAGATAGTACCATTCATTTAATATGTAAATTATTACAGGATGGCTTAACACCAATGGAAATTATGAATAATTTCGGGTATCCTAAATATTCTAGTAATATTCTATTTTATGATTTAATTATACGAGTAAAGAATAGACGAGCTAGAACTTTTATTTCTTCAAAATATATTTTTTAAATAAGGTTCAACGACTATTCCGAAAGGAAGTACACTCAAGTGAGTGGAAACAGGGAGCATCTCATTAGAGATGAAGATATAGTCTCATCTATATGGTGACATATAGCAGTTCATAAGAGAACGGCATAGAATTAACGACTCTATGTGAAGATAAATGCCTGCCTTTGTTACTGCATCTGAAAATGCAAAACGAAATGGAGCTCCGACGGCTCGTGTGTTCACGAGTACTCCTGGTGATCTAGATACTCAATCAGGTCAAGATGCATTAGAAATAGTTGAGCAGACATGTAAGTGGACTGAAAAATTTTATGATATGGAAATTGAAGATGTCCAAGAATACATTGCTACAAACTCTGGCAATAACATTGTTTATATTGAATATTCATATAAACAACTTGGTAGAGATGAAAACTGGTTTAATAAAATCTGTTCAGTCCTAAATAATGATAAGATGAAAATTAAGCGAGAAGTATTTCTACAGCGTTAACCTGATAGCGCCGTATCATAGTAATATGATATTAAACACTTTTCTAATTGCTGGAAACTCCTTAGAGCCTAAAGTACCAAAGTGTAATAATCTTTAGGATTGGACAATCAGCAGCCAAGCCTTATATAAATATATAAGGAAGGTTCAACGACTATCGAAAATAATGATGATATGTATGTAATAAATATCATATTATGAGTAGAGTACACTCAAGTGAGTGGAAACGGAAAGCTCCTAAATTATTTTAGGATGATGATATAGTCTGATCTCTATAGAAATATAGAGCAGTTCTTAAATGAACGGCATAAGAGTAACGACCTTATGTGAACATAAATGTTGCATGGTAGTAGTGATTCTCCTTATGAACCTGAAGATTTAGATGCTATTCAAGAGCTTAAAGGTAAGATTCTTGAAGAAATTTTCATTAATCGATTATTTAAGCTTGATGTGTATGAGAAACTTGATAAAAATAGAATTTATTTTGTTGGTGTTGACGTTGCTGGTGGTTATGGTGCGGATAACTCAGCAATCACTGTTTGGGATCCATATGTAAGAAAAACAGTTGCTGAATTTAGATCATCTAATATTGGTGTTAAAGATTTAATTAAGTTCATATATGTGTTAGTGAAGAAGCATATTCCTAGAAGTATTTTATTTATAGAAAGAAACTATAATGGTGAAGCAGTTCTTGATCATTTACGAGATACTGATATACGTGGAAATTTATACTTTGATAATTCTAAAGATCCTATGGCTGATTTAGATGAAAAAGTTGATAAGAATGGTTTCTTAAGTGTAGAAGCTGCTAGACGAAGACTATATGGTGTATATACACACGGTAAGTCTAGAGAATTGATGTTTGAAATTTTAGCACTATATGTACGAGAACATAAGGAATCTTTTGTTGGTGCATATGTTATTGATGATTTAATGAAATTAGTTCGTACAAAAACAGGTAAGATTGAAGCAGGACCTGGTATGCATGATGACAGTATTATGTCATTCAATATGTGTCTATATGGATACTATTATGCAAATAATTTATCTAGATATGGATTTGTAAAAGGTAGTATTCCTGATGAAGAAAAACAAAATAAAGGTATGGATTATGGTGAAATTTATAGTGTATTGTCCGATTCTGAAAGAAGTGCATTAGGTTTAGAGGAAAATTCATATATTTCTTATCAGGATTTAGATATGGGAAAAATGATTTCTGAAAAACATGGATTAGTTTCTGAACATGAACTAAAAAAGAGTTTACATTCTGATAATGTTAGAGAAATCAAATCACCTAATATAAATAAAGCATTAGATCCTTATCAATTAAAACTATATAAAGAAATGGAACAGGCTCAGAGAGAATCTGAAGCATATAATAATAGAATTGGATTTAATACAAATTATAGAAGTATGTCTGAAGAATATGAAAATAATATTGACTTTGATGCCGATCTCTTTACCGAATTAAATAATTAAATAAAATATAATTAGTGTATTAACAAATTTTTAATATAAATAACATAAAGGGATGGTGTTGTGTTGTGTCAATGTTTTATGATAGAGATGAATTTGAACTTTCATCAAATGTGGAATTTAATGACTTATTAGTCGAATTACCATTTGATTTAATTAAAGAAAGTATCATAGAACAAATTAATGACCCTGTAAGTAGTAGAACTAACTATATTGATGTCATTTTAGATAAATATGAGGTTTTTAAACTCCAATATAGTGAAGATGAAGATATTATTAATGAATTAGAAGAACATGTGCGTTCATTCTTTATTTTTATTATGGAAGCAATGGATAATAAATTTAATTTAGGATTAGATTTAAATGAAATTGCAGGACGTAAAGATATCGTAAATATTGGTGAATGTCTATATAAATATTTCGTAATTCGATATGTAAAAAATATTACTCGATTTATTACAAAATTTATTTTTAAAAATAAGAAAACTTTTGTGAATTATTATAATGATAAAAATAAAAAAGATGTTTCTACATTAGCATTTAGAAAACAGATTAAAAATAATGATGATTTAATTATTATTACATGTCTTCCTTCTATTATTAAAGATATTATTGGGATGGAAGTTGAATCGGAAGATTTTGTTATTCTAAGTGCTGGTAATGGTAATTATGAAGCATCTGTTGTAAAAGAATTAATTTATTCTAGTAGATTAATTGGCGATTTTTATAAACCATATATTTCTATGTGTGTAGATTCTTATGATTATATTATCGATGAACTACAGACAGAAATTCGTATTAAAATTCTTAGTAAAATTTCAGAATAAATATTCAGATATACCTGTATAATAATATAGGTATATCTGTAAAATAATTTTAGAGAAGGGGAGAGAATATTATTATATGTTTAAATGGCTAAATAGGTTCCGAAGACCTGAAAAACGATACGATAGTAATGGTCATCTTATATATTATGATGATAGACGTGGTCATGTGACTCACTATTATTATAATGGCAATGATCAATTAATTGAAAGAGTTTATAATGGATATTGTGAATTATATAACGAGTATGATGATAATGGTAATTTGACATATAGATCACTTTATGGTGAAAAAGAATGGTGGACTTATAATGAGTCTGGTTATTTAATCAGGTATGTGTCATCAAAAGGAATTGAAAGAAACATTTTTTATTATAAAAATGGTGAATTAATACAATATATTGAAAATGGAGCAATCGCATGGAATTATATTGGTGATAATGAAATTGAAATTAATCAAATCATCAATAAATATATGAATGATATACCTAATGCATTTTCTGACATTTTAGGTGAATCAATTTAAATACATAATACATTTTATTAATACTTTTATTGGAGGAATTTATAATGAGTGAAGAAACTAAAACCACAAATAATGATATGATTGTATTAGCTGATGAAATTGAAACGCTACCTACTAACACATCCATTGATTTAAATGATGTAGAACCTGCAGTAGATGATGAAAATGAAGACTATGGTGATTTAGTAGATTCTAATAATAAAAGAGCATTCGAATTATTCAATATGAAGTCTAAAATGAATGATATTAAGCGTATTGCTGATGATATTCAAGAAAAGACTAAGACTGTTATTGAGAATGAGGATGAATTATCTGTTTTTGATGAAATTGCACTTAAATTTGATGATGATGAAATTGAAAAATTAACGGATGAAGCAATTGAAGAGATTTATAATAACAATGGTAATCCTATTGAATTAAATTTTGAATTCGAGAATCCTGAAGATACAAAAGCATTCAAAAGAGATTTCCTTGAGTTTAGAAGACAGTCTATTTTAACAACAAGAACTCTAAATGAGGAAATGGAGAAGATGAATAAAATCTTCGAAGAGAGTCAAGCAGAGTTAGACGAAATTGTTGAAAGATATGGTAATATGGATAATCTTATCCGTACCACCCTTGAAGATAGACTAGAAGAAGCTGATACTGAAGAGAAAAAGAACTTAATTAAGAAATTAATCAATAATTTTGACTATGCATTATCTTTAGATAATATTAAGGACTTTGTAAATAGCTACAAGGGTCGTAGTATTATTGGTTATTATAGAGATGATAAGAAATCACAGTACATCTATAAAGGATATCGTAAGATGTGTGATGTATATAAAATTAAGACTGATCTTGCAAAGTTTGGTGGTCTTGAAGAACAGGTTATTGGTGAAGAATATAATAAGAGACCTAATATTTTCTTATTTACAATCATGTATTACATTTCTACATTTGCAAATAAGGAAGTTGATAGAACAATTGGTTTATTCTTAACTCAGTTAACCATTAATCTAAAGAATCTTATTTATAATAAGTTTGAAGATGAGACTACGAAGGAAACTTTTAGTAATAACATCAAATCAGTTATTGAAATGATTGGTTAAATAAAAAACATTAGGGTAATAAGAGACATAGTTGCTCTTATTACCCTATTTGTATTTAATTTCCATATAATTAAGAGGTGATATTATATGTTACAAAATTATGTAAAAAATGACGGTACTAATTTAATTTTTACTGGACATTATATGGAGTTTTATATACCAGAATATTATTTTGAAAATTCATATGCTGTAATTTCTGGTTCATCTATCAATGTACTTGGTTTATTACACTATAGTATTTTTGATAGTAAAGATAAAGAATTAGAGCATAATATTATGAATTTACCTACATTTATTACTATGTATTTTAAAGATATTAAAAAGAAAGATGTAACATTATCAAAAAGTCCGAATGCTAAACCCGAATCTTGTAGAGTCATTCCATTTTATAAGAATGATCTAATTATGGAAAGTAATTTGCAGAAAGATTCTTCTAATGCTGAAAAATTTCTTAAAATGTTATGTGCTGGTAAGATTCGAAATATTCCATATGATAAATTATTTGATGTATGGGAAAAGAATCTTCAATTAAATAATGTTAAGTTTGGTGCTCCTGCAACAATTCTTGAAGTTATTATTGCACAATTATGTCGTAATGGTAATAATATTGATGAAAAGTTTTCGGTACAATTAACTCGTGATCCAAAAACGTCAATGTATGCTTATAAACCGGCATCAATTAAAGAACTATGCTCTAAAAGTTCTACGTTTGCGGCAATATCATTCCAAGATATGGACTTTATGTTAACATCTTCACTAAATATGAATAAATATAATAAAGATCAATCTGAAAGTCCATTAGAAAAAATTATGAAATACTAATTTTATCTCATTTAATTGCTATCACGTAATTAAAACAATAAAGTAAATAATAATATGCATTTCTTTTTATATACTAGCATAATATTAAATATGTGTAAAGGAGGATGTAATCATGCCTAGAGTTGGACAGATTATTCCGTCTTATCTGGTTCCTCACGTTCAGACTTATATTAATGATAACTCTTTAATTTCTGAAACTCCTGTTGAGGCATCCGATCCTGCTGTAAGACTACTTTGTGTATTCACTTCAGCAAAGGGTGAGGACGGTGTTATTAAAACAATTGATAATGTAGCTGACTATATTGAAGAATATGGTACTCCCAATTTTGCATTATATGGTCAGCCTTGCTATATGCCTTATGCTGCTTTAAGTAGTGGTCGTGCTAAGGTCCATTGTATGCGTGTTATGCCTGAAGATGCAGCTTATGCTAATGTGGCTATTTGTGCATATACAAAAACTGTAACTGATAGTGAAGGTAATACTAACTTTGTTGTTAAGTTTGAAGCTGTATCCGTTGAGAATTTAACTGATAAAGATTCTTTACAGGTACAGTTAGATGAAATGGCTGTATTACCCCCTGAAGTAAATGATGATGGCTATAATGTATATCCTTTATTCATTGCTTCTGCTAAGGGTAGAGGTCAGTATGGTAACTCTTTCCGTATTCGTGTTGTTGGTGACAATATTAAGAATACTGAGAATGAGCACCAGAACTATATCTTTGAGATCCTAGATGTTTCTTCTGGTAGTTTAACCATGAAGGAACAGCATCGTGGCTCTTTCGACTATAGTGCTATCGTTAATAACTCTTCACTATTATTCGACGATATCATTGATGACCCTGAACTAGGTAGTGACTATATTACAATCATTACTGAATCCAATAACTTTATCCGTATTTATGATGAATATAATAAGGTTATTGGTATTAGCGATGAAATTAACATTCCTAGCTTTAATGATTGTAATTTATTTAACGGCTTAACTAAGAATGGTTCTGCTATGCCTGGTTTTATGGTTGATCCTGATTCACCTGTAACTTTAGATACTACTATTGGTATTTCCCTAGTTGGTGGTACTGAAGGTTCTATTGGTGTTGAATCTGAAGATCGTCTAGCCACTATTGACAGTCTATATCTGGCTGCATTCAATAGAGAAATCAATCCCTTTGTTAGCAGCAAGAGAGCAATTCCTTGTGAATTAATTCTAGACGCTAACTATTCTGAAGAAGTAAAGCTAAAGTTAGCTGAACTTGCACTAAGACGTTATGATGCTCGTTGCGTTATTGACGCAGGTATCGTAACTACTGTTGCACAGGCAGAACGTTGGCTCAATAGACCCACTATCAAAGCATTAGATGATTTTATCATTTCTAAGGAAATTACTCATAAGAAGATGCGTGATCCTTTCACCAATAAGATTATTACTGTTACTTATACATATGATCTAGCTGAACAGCTACCTGCTCATTATATCAATGTCGGTAATCAAGTTCCCTTTGTTGGTGAGGCATATTCTAGAGTAACTAATTATATCCCTCATTCAATTAAGCCTGCAATTGATGCAGACGACCTAGAACTAAAGGAAACTTTATATCTAGCTCGTTGTAACTTCATTGAATGCGTTGCAGAGAATACTTATGTACGTAATGTTCAGGGTACATCTCAGACAGCATGGACTGATCTATCTGAAGAAAATAATGTTGCGGTTCTACTTGAAATGAAGCGTATGCTTGAAGAGTTTGTTTCTACTCGTCTATATAACTTTGCTGAAGCTGAAGATCGTGTCAAGTTCACTGAAGCTGCCGATCGTATGTTCACTGATTTTAGACAGAGTAAGGTTCGTTCCTATCAGGTATACTTTGATATGAATGCATTTGAAGAAGAACGCAATATTCTACATTGCTATCTATCTGTAGTCTTTAAGACTATGGCTAAACGCGGTATTATTGAAATTGATATCAATAAGCGTGTCTAATCTAGAGAAAGGAGTGAAACAATATGGCAAGAGTAAATACACTTCAGTCTAATATTAAGAAGTATGATTCTGATTTTATTAAAAACTATTCCATCTTCCTAGGTGGTCTAAATGCTACTCATCAGTCTTTACAACAGTATGATCCTCTAAAGACTGGCTATTCAAGAATCTTTTTCCTGAAGATGCCTACTTTTATGGAAACTATTATGCCTGATGAGACTAAGCGAATTCGTCATCTAATGGAATATGGTTTTACTCGTATTGACGGTCTAGGTAATACCACTCTAGACACTGAACAGATTACTGGTGGTTACACTGGTCGTTCTTTTGAAGTTGGTACTGTTGCACGAGACGAGACTGCCAATATCACTATTTCTCTATATGAGTTCTCTGGTTCTCCTGTTCGTGAGTATCTAGATATGTGGATTTCTGGTATCTCTGACCCCTATACTGGCTTAGGTCACTATCATGGTGCTATGGAACTAGATAGTACTATTAAATATAGCCAGCATAACCATGTTGCAGAAGCAATTTATGTCACTACCGATCCTACTGGTAAGGAAGTTGAATATTGCTGCTTACTAACCAACATGTTCCCCAAGTCTTCTAAGGCAGACCAATTTAACTATGAATCCGGTCAGCACGCTATTGTTCAGACTGATATCGAATTTAGTGTTGTTAAGTATCAATCTCCTCAGATTAATACTATTGGTAAAGCACTAATTGATAAGTTCCAGGTAATGACTGACTACCTAGACTTTGAATCTGAATACAGCAAAGCTGATGTTACTGATAAGCCTAAGTATAGAATGCTTAACTGGGCTGATAAGTATAACAAGAATCTCACTGAAGATTAATTATAATCTCATATCCAGAGTTTTATCTGGATATGAGAATTTATTTTCCCATATATGAATATAAAATATTCATATATGGGATATTATTTAATAACCTTCGTTTGAATTATTACCGGATTTATTTATTTTTGACTCAGCATCTTCTTTTGCAAGTTCTAATTTGGCATTTCTATATTCTTCATCTACCATAGTCCAATCAATCATAGGTAACATTTTACGGAATAGTCTATTGTATAGTCTATCCTTTAATCTATTATCATCATTAGATTGATCAGCAGATTCACCAGTAGATGCTTTAATTGCAGCATTAACAACAACATCTGTATTATTAATTAAGTCACCTAAGTTGTTAGTATTGAGTGTCTTAGGAGTATTGAATTTAAATTCAAAAGAATCGATAGCTTCCTCAGAAATACTAATATTAGAATGCTTAATTAATAATTTATATAATTGAGTAGTGGGTTCATTTAAGTCAATCTGAAGACTAATGACACGAGCTAAGAATTTTGAGTTTGCCATAACAAGGGTTTTTGCGTAATCTGCCTCATTAATGAAATTCATAATGACTGAAGGACAACCAGTACCATTTACCATGTTCTGATGTAACATTTCCATTAAATCAGTATTTAAAGGAATATCTTGACCAGATAAAATGTCAAATTCAATACCTCGTTCACCACTACGACCAGTAGGAATAAACAATTCTTTATTAGCACCAATTTTTGAAATAATTGAATTATAATTCAATAAGTCCATAAAATTAATTTGTCTACCCTTAATAGATCTTGCAACTTCCTGAACTTTATTCGTGATATTTTGATCAATGCCACTATTTTTAATATAATATACACGAGTATCATTACTCTTAGTAATAATACTAATCATTTTAAATACTAATAATGCTAGATATAACTTAGCGTAAAATAATGAATCCTTTAAAATAGATTGACCTTCACCGTTTTCATCCTCATTAATATTGTATTCTACAACATATTCTGCAGGAATGAATTGGAATCGTAATTCTCTTTTATATAGATCATTATACATTAGAGCATTTAAAATGAGTTCTTTAAACTTAGCATTAGTTTCTAAGAATTTTTTATCAAAAGATTTTACAATTTTATCTGTAATTTTAGATAAGAATACGGTTTCAATATCCTCTGTATTCTGATATGTACCACTACCACCTCTTATATTAGTTACAGTAATTGTAGTAGAAAAAGGTGATTTGTTAATCTGGAAATCAGTACCATGTACGTAATAATAACCAATAGTAGTATCTAAAATTTTAACAGGAATCATTTGTCTTGGATCAATATATTTAATATAACATCCAGAATATTCATCGAACTTATCAGATTTAGTCTTTTTTGTGTTATTTAAATCAACTGTACCGTCTGATGTTGTTGGTTCAAGATTTTCAGTATATTCTGATGTTTTCTTTTTAAATTGTCTATGATCCATTAATTCAGCTAAATCGACACCTTCAATTAAAGGAATTGATACACAATCATTAATGACATTAATATCTTTTGTAATATCATTAACAGTTTCTGTTAATGATTTTTCATTAATATTTGTTTTACTAATAACATCATCAGATCTCAATGACTTAATGAAATCGTCATCAATAGACTCTTTTACATTAAACATGTAGTGTGGATCTTTATTTTTTTTATCATATTGCTCTTGGAAAAGTTTAGAATATGGACATACATATACATAGTATTTACCATATGTCAAAACATTAGGAACAATTTGATTTTTTATCTTAGTCAATAATTTAAGCTTCTTTTCTAAAGTTTCAATTGTATTGACATATGATGCTTGTTGCTCTGCATTATCAATTAAATTAGAGAATGATAAAGTTCGTGAAACATCATTTGATATATCATCAGCAGTAACAATAGCATCTCGGAATGATAATACTGCTTCTTTCAATTCAAACAACTGAGTTTTAATCATATTTAAATCTTCATATAAAAGATTCTGATTCTGATATCGTTGTTGGAAGAATTGGAATAACCCTGCTTCATCATTTTCAAAAATATCGTTGATTGTTTTTACATTCGACTTCTCTTTATTATCAAAATCATTAAATAATTTAACAATAAATGTACTCATCTCATCCGAGGTAATACTCTTAGTATTGTTAATCTCATTTTTAATGATTTCATCAAAATCTCGTGAAATTTGATTTATTTGACGCTGGTTTCTATTATCTGTTCCATAGATATTAGAAGATAATGTATCGATAGATTGATTGAATAGATTATTCAATCCAATTATTTTCTTTTTTGACTTCTGTTCGTCTTTATTTTCTTTAGCCAAAACTAGTACCCTCCTTTTCAACCATCTATCTGCATATTAATTTATATAGATGTTTAAATGATGCATAAATACTAAAAAAATAAAAGCGGGAAATAAATCCCGCTTTTATTTAAAATTTAATACACTGATAGATATGGTTAGATACTAATACTTTTCTATCAACTTTAATATGCATACGGAATACATTAGAAAGTGAATCGTCATAAAAGCGAATTTGTACTTTATGAGATTTCTTTAATCCTGGAATTATTTTTCTAGAAATTCTAGACATATATTGGTCACATTTAAGATCAAGAATCTTATTTTTTGTTAAATCATAAATGTCGTCTTCACTTAAATTGATAATATAGTGAGATTCATTGAATTGTTGTACAAATGTAAGCATTCTTATACATGACCAATCATATTTATTTAATTCAGCAAATGTATATCCAAATGGTTTATTATTAATATAGAACATTTCGTTCTTATATTCATATTCACTGATATCTTTTCGTCCAGTTTTTAATAATTCATATAAATCTCTAGAGTCAAAGCCTTGAATTACAGGTTCATTATATAAATTAAATCCACAATCAATATAATGCTTACCAATAAGATTATTATCACCAATGACAAGATTATTATTCATAAACATGTAGTTATCAAATATATTCTTTGCCTCTTGATTAAAGTCATAGATTTGTTTAACTTGTCCTTTTACGAAATTAATTTTCATATAATTGCCCTCTTATTCAATATCAATTTCAATTGGATCACCAATAAATAACTTCTTTACATAATCAATAATGAATCTCTTTCTAGGTTTGATTTTAAATTCTTTACGGAAATCTTCTTGTACGGTATTAACATCAGGAAGATTAAACCATTTATGAGCAACAGAAAGTACATCTCCCGTTAAATAGTTATCCATAAAGTCTTTACCACTATCATAACCCATATTTAAAGTATTAACTTCATCTTCATCATCTTCGTCATCATCATTATCTACTCGATCAACAATCTTATCATCAACAAACATATGACCATAAGTGTCTTCAGTTATACTAGGAATAATTAATTTACCTATCATACTACAACGTTCAATATTATGTGCAATGATAATATGCGGATACATCGAGCTGAAATCCATATCGATAACATTATCGAATACATACATTGAAGGCATACCGAATAATTTATATCCAGTATGTGAATTTAGTAAGGGATTACCAACCACCGCACCAGTGAAGCCACTTTCTGCATCAGGAGTAAAAATATTGACATTATTACCTAGTATATATCCTTGCAAAATATATTCATAATAAGCCCTTGACTTGAGCATCGTTTATGTTCACATAAGGTCGTTAATCTTATGCCGTTCTCTTATGAACTGCTATATGTTACCATATAGACCAGACTATATCATCATCTCAATATTGAGATGTCTCCCATTTCCACTCACTTGAGTGTACGTCTTTCGACTAGTCGTTGAACCTTCTCTTATGATTAAGAGCTTGGCTGCTGATTGTCTCAATTGAGAGTTTCCAGCAATTAAAGAGATTTGCAATATATGTCACCATATAATGGGTCTATACATTAAACCGTTTCTTTGAATATATTATCAGGACTTGTACAGTTTGCACTAAAACGAATATATAAATTTTCTATATCATTTACCTTTCGCTCAATGCCCATCTGTAATAAGGTATCCTTAATGTTATAAGCAACAAACTTGCGATAATTAATATAAGGAAGTGTTTTAATATTTGCTTCATCGGTATAGTCAAGCTTTGTATCTTTTAATTCTTTTTCTGCTATATAATTAAGAGCATTAGAACGAAGTTCCATTTGTCCTTTTCTTGTAGCAGCATAAAGAATCATTTGATCAATAAATTTTGTATATCCAGATATTTTAAAACTGGAAGATTTATTTTTAACTGCATAGTTTTTTGTATCAATATGCATGTTATATTCTTTATATCTGAAATCTGGATGACACATTACACTAGTTGGATCAAGATTTAATACCTTTAATCTTTCAATAATATATGGAAGGTCAAACCCAAATCCGTTATACACTAGACAATAATCACGTTTAAGAGTATTAATCAATCGAAACACATTTATGATAAGATCTCTCTCATCATTATACATATATATCTTATAATCTAAATAACCATAAGACTCATCAAACATATCATGTAACTCAACTACAAAATTATCAATATCAGCAACAAATTCTTTAATTAATGGATTATTTTCATTATTTAAAAGGAATGTATAAACTGTTTTTCCTTCATCATCAACAACTGATACTGCATTGATTGGACATTCACCTTTTGTCGGAACACCAATATGATCAATGATATCAACCTCGATATCTAGATATGTCTTTGTAATTGGTTTATTTAAATCATTTTCATAATTCAAATGCCACATGATTCGATACCATGTATCAATTGGTATATCTGAACCAAATACATAAGGATATGATTGAATTCTAGATAATTCCCGATACTGTTTTGTATCAATCAATCTTTTTAGTTCATTTACATACTCTTCACCTGCTTGTTTTGCAATATACCAGGGAAGACCTTTAAATTGACAAGTGTGTTTTTCACATTTCGAAATTTCCATATGTGTCTTATTATATGTATAATTTCGATATTCATTTTTTAAGAAATATATTTCTATTTCAGGATTCAAAATACTTTTTAAGTGTTTTTCTCCTGTTTTTAAATCTTTATATATAATATCAATACAGTCTACTCTATCATTATCTTTATTTGGTCTATGATAAATTACATCTAGTAACATAAGAGAATCTTTATTTGGTATGTTTCCTAGAAAATCCATACAATACACATCCTTCTATAAGAAAGTTATAATAAAGTTTATGGCTTTATAACTATATAATATATATTTGAAAATGAGATTAAAAATAAAAAAATAAAAGGATAAATATATTTATCCTTTTATTTTTATTAATTCATTAATAGACCATGAAACTATTTCATAAAATGATTTTATTTATATCATTCCCTCTTATTGATACTATCATTATCAATGATTCATTTTTTTAATAACTGATACAAATACACTCCCATGATTCATTCTGTTCTCATGATACTATGAGTTAGCTTGATTTATTTTTCATCACATGATACTATATTTCTCGATGATTCATTTATCCTGATGTGATGCTTATATTTTTTAACTTAATTCATTCCGTTCTTATGATACTATAAAACGGGACGATTCATTGAATTAATTTTGGTACTATCAATGACATGATTCATTAGTACTACATGATACAGTTATGTGAAATGATTCATTAGTAAACTATGATACTTTACATTAATTTGATTTATTTAATATCGTATTTTACTATGATTTCAATTTGTTACTCATGACTCATTCTTTGGTAAAGATACTATCATATACGTATGATTCATTCTCCTTTTATGATACTATTGAAATGATATTGATTTAAGCATTAATGAAATTTGTTACTATGTATATTGCACTCTGATTCATTAAACGGTTTTGATACAATTTTTTTCATATTGATTCGTTTCAGCGTTATGGTACACTCAGTAAATCTGATTCATTTTTATAATATGATACAATTATTATTATATGATTCATAAATACGTCCTGATACTATTAATATGGATGATTCATTACCTCACGATGAT